GCCCCCAGGCCGTTTTTGTTCTTGATGTTGAATTCGGATGGTATGTCGAACGCTTCAATCCCCTCGGCGTTCTTCATTCGACCCTCCCCAGCAGGACGAAGGTGTGGTGGTTGGTCTGCGGTCTGAGGTCCGCCTCATAGGCTTCCCGTTCGCAGATGGTGTAGGTCACCTGCTTTTTCAGTCGAAACAACGTTCGGCACTCGCGGTGGAACTCGGCCACGCTGAAGCGGCGCATGCACTGTTCGGTGAACGTGACCAGGACGTACCGAGTGTGCGTATGGATGTTTCGCATGATGGCCATGACACGCTTGAGCGTGAACCGTTCCAGAATCCCCATGAGCAGCACGACGTCGTAATCCCCTTGCGGCTGGTAGGTCTCGGCGTCACCCACCGAAAACCGCAGGCGCGGGTCGCGGTGCCGTTTCCGGGCGTGCTCGATGGCCGCGGGCGACAGATCGACGCAATCGACCTCGGCGAGCAGCCCGCGCTGCACCAGGTGACTACTGAAGTCGCCGAGGAAACAGCCGACGTCCAAACCCTTGCGGGCATCTTCAGGGACGAGCGAAGCGATCAGTTGGTAGTAGGTGTTGGTGGGGGGTGCGAAGTTGTAGCAGTTCGGGCCTCGTCCCTGGGCGACACTGCGTCGCACCAGCGGGCTGATGTTGTCCTTAGCCATCGGGCTTCTTCCTGAACACCGTGGGGCTCACCTGCTCCACATGGGCGGCGAGCCACGCACGGGCCTCCTTCATGTCCGGGGTAAGGTGTTGCCACTCGACCTGTTGTTGGTGCCGGATGTTGTTGATCTTCAGGCACCCGCCGGCGGGCAGGGCCTGGTGGATATTCTCCAGTACCGTTGCCGGCTTCCTGACGTGCTCGATGGCGTTGAACAGCGCGGCCAGGTCGCACGGCGGCAGCACGGGGTGGGGGATCTCGGGCGTGACCGCCACGGTCCGGCAGTTAATGCCATGTTTGTGCATCCGCCAGGCGGCGAACTCCAGTCCCATGGTGTCGAGGTCCACCAGGATGACGTTGACGCCGTGCCGCCTGGCGAAGTCAAAGCTGCGGCTGGCCGTCCCGCAGCCGTAGTCCAGCAGCCACATCCCCTCGACGCCTTGCCGGTAGTGCGGACTCCAGCTGGCGATCTCTTCGGGTCGTCCAACCTGGTCAGCCAAACTGCGGCCGGCCCGACGCTCCTGCACTTCGTAGGACACCATGCGGTAGAGATAGGGCAGTTGAACCAGCCGGTACCGGGCGAACAGGGCCGCGTCGTCCGTGCCGGGGATCAGACAGGCGAACAGGTCGGGGATGGTGTTCAGCAGCAGGTCGCGGAAGCCCGCGCTCCTGAAGTCAAACCGGCGCTTGGTCCGGCAGTACAACTCCTCGATGCGCTCGGTGTCGGCACTGGCCTTGACCGCCAGAAACTCGACCAGGTCCCGTTCGACAGCGGCAAGATCATTCATCACCATTCTCCGATGCGCGCAGGAACTCATGGATGGCTGCGAGTTGTTCGGTCAGCGCGGCGTGCGGGACCTTGGTCCCGTACTTCCAGTAGTGGTAGCGCAGCGTTTTGCCGAGCCAGTGCGGCCGGGGCACGCCGGCGTTCTCCAGCAGGATCGAGCCCGTGGCGTCACTGATCTCCAGGCCCAATCGCTCACACGCCCGCCGCGTGTGCCCGTTGGTGGCGTTGAACGGCGGGATGAACACGCGGACTTCTTTGCGGGGGAAGAGCCGGGCCAACGCCCCCAGGGTTTTTTCCAGTTCGGACATCTGGGCGTCGTAGCCCTCGTGGGCGTAGCAGATGTGGTGATAGCCGTGGGCGGCGAGCTCGTCGTCGCGGCCATTGAGAAATTCGATGATCTCGGGATTACTCTCGATGTGCCGGTTACAGTGTGCGATGATTCCCCGCTTGCCTCTGGCAAACAGTGTGTTTGCGCCGGTCGGATTGGCCACTGGGCCCCAGATGGTGACCCCGTGCAACTGCCGGAACCCGTACCGGTCGAACGGGGCGCAGAACGCCCGGAACGGCTCGACCTCGGTGTCGCCCGACACGTCGTCGTTGCGGAAGACCGGATACACTCTCTCGGTCAGCCGGCTCACCTCGCCTCTCCCTTCAGGTAAGGCTCGACCCACCGTGCGATCTGCGTCGATCCGACCGGGATCTGCCGATCCACCAACGCGGCCAGCAACTTGTGTTCACGCCCCCGGTGGGCGCTCAGGAACCCGTCACCCAGCGCCGTGGTGGGCACGCCCATCATCACCGCCTCCAGCAGGCAGGTGGAGTTGATGCCCACCACCCGGCCGGCGTTCTCGGTCATCTTGAGGAAGTCGCCGCCGCGGACGATCGGCGTGCGGGTGCGATACCGGCGCTGCGCCGCGACCGGGTGCGCCTTGAACACCACCGTGTCGCGGGAGAACATAGCCCGCTCCACGTGGTCGATAAACGCCTGCATGTTCCTGAACGGCGAGTGTTCCTGGATGTTGGTGTCCTCCTCCAGTTGCAGCGGGCACAGCACGTATTCGCCCGAACCGCTCCAGGACCGACCGCTCAGGTATTCGCTGGCGAACTCGTCGAGACGAGCCAGGTGCTCTTGCGTGACCCAAGCCAGCTCATCAGTCATCAAGGAGGATTTGGCGTTGATGCCCAGGTGGTCGAGGTGGTACCACACCCTCTGCGGGAACCAGCCCACCTCGACGATGGTGATGGGGATGTTGCCCTCTCGCGCCAGACGGAGAAGCGGCTGGTAGTGGTCCAGGTTGCCGTTCCAGAGGAAGACGTGGTCGATACCGTCGAGCAGTTGGCGGAATCCTGCGGCATCCCGCTTGCCCGGCCCCTTCTGCGAGGCCGGGACCACCGAGTGGCCCCGCTCGCGGAGATAGCCGACCAGCCCCATCAGCCAGTCGCGGATGTGATCGCCATAGATATCGTAGATCAGCACGTTCATGTTCCCTCTCCCCAGTCCGACCCGTTGCGAACAACCTGTTTCGGGTCCTTCGATTCAAACAGTCTTGAGTTCGATCCTATGGTGCGGCTCCAGAACTTCGGCTGCGGATGCCAGATGTGGTAGGTCCAGACCTGCGGGTCGATCTGTATCTTCAACCCCGCGGCCACGAGCCGATGGAGCATGTCCCAGTCTTCGTACCCGTAGCCGAAGGCGTAGTCTTCGTCGTATCCGCCCATGGCCACCAGTTGGGCCGTTTCGATGGCCACCCCGGCGTGGAAACCTTCGGAGATGCCCCGCCGGGTGTGCCAGACGCGAAGAGGTTGAAGCTCATTGAGCGGCACCGTCCTGGGGTTGTTGAACACCTTCTGCACGTCGACGTCGCGCAGTTCGGTCATGCCGCCGGTGCGGTAGACGACACCGGACGGCAGGGCGGGAACGGTCTCGACGAACCGGTCGCCCTCAATGACAATCTCCGGGTCGCGGGTGCAGAGCAGACGGCTGCGGCATCGCCTGATGAAATAGTTGCGGATCATGCACCCATTGCGTTCGACCACCGGGTTGCGCTCGAAGGTGAACCAGGCCAGGTTGAACCGCTCGGCCAGGTCGGACAGGTCTTCGTGCAACCCGTCGTTCACGGCCACGATGAGCCAGCGGTCCTTCGGCACCGCCGTCTCGAACCGTTCGAGCGTTGCCGCCAGGTAGTCCCTGCGGCCGAAGTTGGGCACGAAGATGATTAAATCGCGCTCGGTCACCGCCCAGTCGAAGTTGTGCTGATTGAGCACCGCTACTCCCCCGTCTCCACGTGTGCTTCGTCAAATGTCACGCTCTGGCCATCGCCGTTGACCAGTCGTTCGGCGAACCAGAGCTTGTCCAACACCGTCACGCCCAGGAAGTCGAACTTGACCGCGCCCATGGTCTCGGCGTCGCCCATCTCCAGGCCGCACACGCGGGCCTTGGTCTTGGCGTCGTAGGCCAGGGGGAGCAGGTCGGCGATGGGCACGTCGGCGATGACGATGCCGCCGGCGTGCCGGGACTGCGACTTCTTGGTCCCCTCGATCCGCATGGCCTGATCGAACAGGGGCTTGTACCACTCGTATGCCCGGCCCACTTGGTTCACGTGCTCGACGGCCCAGCGCAGGATGCCGTAGTTGTCCTCGCCGGTCTCTTCGCGCATTTGCCGCAGGTCATCGACGATCATGGCCTCGTCCGGGATGTGCCGGGTGATGTCGTTGCACACGTCGAAGGGGTGCTCGGCAATGTTGTTGGGGTCCTTCCCCTCCTTGACCGCCTTGACCTTCATCAGGTGCCTAACGGTGTCAGGCTGGGCGCGGAACACCTCCTTCAGGGCGGCCTTGCCCTGCAAGCGGCCGAAGGTGATCATCTGGGCCACGTGGTCTTCGCCCCACCGGCGCTTGAGGTACTCGATCACCTCGCCGCGGAAGACGACGCCGACGTCCACGTCGATGTCCGGCAGACTCACGTGCCCCTCGACAGTCTGGAACAATCTGTCGGCATCGAGTTCATCCGTGAGACTCAGGGCATAGGCCAGGTGCGAGTTGTGCGGGTTTGGATGGTCCTGAACCGGACCGTCTTCCGGAAGCTGATCCGAGAGATAACACCACGTTCTCGGGTTGTGGTCATCGATCCACTTGGCTTCCTGCCGGAGTAACGAACAGCTGGGCATCCGTTTGAGCCGTTTGGCCCACCGGCCGAGTCGGCGCCGCGCCGCGGATGGGTCGCACTCGTGCAGGTTCTCGAAATTCTCCCCGTACCAGGACATGAAGTCCCTGGCCCCGGCGTTGAAATGCGGCGGGATGTTCCTTGATGCGTTGTAGAACCGCTCGAAGACCAGCCCGTATTCGATCGGATCGACGTCGGTGATCCCCAGCACGTAGTTGACCAGGCTGCCGGCGCCGGAACCCCGCCCTTTTCCCCGCGGACCGTTGCGGCTGTCCACGTAGTTGCAGGCGTCCCAGACGATGAGGAAGTAGTCCGCCAGTTTCGCCTCGGCGATGACGCGCAGCTCGCGCTCGATCCGCGCCCAGTAGACCTTCTTCTGTTTCGGCGAGAGGTGAGCGAGCTTCCGGGCCGCCCCTTCCCGGCACAGCCGGGCGAGGTACTCGTCGGACGTGCATCCGGCCTGCTCGGTGGTCTCGTTCGAGAACCGCGGCAGGCACGGCTTGCGACCGATCTCCGGCGACCGGACCATGTCGGCGATTTCGAGCGTGGCTTCGATCTCGGCGTCGGTGTATTGGGCCCGCATCTCGTCGAGGTCGTAAATGTGGAACGTGTCCAGGTGGAAAAACGCCATGGTGTCGCCGCCGCGCATCTTGAGGCGCTCCTGCGCCTCCGCCGTAGTGTGCATCTGGGAGTAGAGCAGCAGCCGTTGGTCTTCCGCGTCGCCTTTACAGGCGTAGTGGGCGTCGAGCGTGGCCACCGAGCGCAGGTTCATCCCCCTGGCCACATCGCGCAGACAATCGACCACCACCTGCTGGACGGCCATGCCCTCGTTCTGAAGCTCGATCCAGAAGTTCTCGGGGCCGAACACCTTCTGGTGCTGCTCGACAATCTCCGCGGCCCGGTCCTTCCAGTCGTCCCGCAGCAGCGTCCGAACCCGCTTGGGATCTTCGGTGCGCGTGCTGATCCGGCAGGCCTCGTCCAGGTCCACGAACAGCCCGCTGGACAGCCGGCCCGCCAGGCAGCCGGACAGGCAGATCAGGTTGCCGCCCGCGGCGAACTCGGCGAGCCCGGCCAGGTTGATCCGGGGTTTGCGGTAGAAGAAGTCAGGCCGGTTCGTCTCACTGACCAGCTTCATCAGGGCCTTGAACCCCGCCTCGTTCCTGGCCAGCACGGTCAGATGGAATCGCTTGTTGTTGGCGGCGGTCTTGATGCTGGGGTCGTCGAGGCAGACGTATAACTCGATTCCTGGGAGCGGCTTGATGCCTGCCTTCCGGGCCGCCTTGACGAAGGCCACGATGCCGAAGATCGAACCATGATCGGTCAGAGCGATGGCCGGCGCGCCGATCTCCTGGGCGCGCTGGACGATGCGCTGCGGGCTGGGCAGTCCATCGAGTAGTGAGTAGTGGCTGTGAACGTGCAGTGGAGCGTAAGTCGGGTTCATGCCATCTCCGGCGCCGCACGTTTCCCTGGAGTGTCCCCAACATCGTCCTTATCACCTGATCCGCCCCGAGGCGGCCGGCCCGGCAATCCCGCGGTGATCCATCTGCGGCATGCCTTGCAATAGCCGGTCTCGTCCGCGCGCCGGCTCAGACAACTGATGCACGAGTCCGGACCGGGCTGGGTTACGGTTCCCTCTCGCATGGTCTTCCCCCCACACATTTCATCCGCCGTATCAGTCTCTCTGGTGAGGCGCCTCGATAGGGCCCGCGGTCATCCAGCGGCATCGGTTGACCTTTCATCCACATCAGGTCGATCACCATTTGCAGCATGGGCACGACCTGGGGGCGTAAACCCGGTAAACCCGGATCAACGACGGTGACGACAGTGCCCTGGTGGTCGAAAAACCAATCGAAATGGTTGAGGTAGGCCGCCATCGGCGTGGCGACCTGAACGCAGTGGTCGGCGTTGGTGAGCGGGATGTCTGTCATAGGGTTATACGGCACAGTCGGCCTTCTGTTTCTGTTTTTCCAAATTCATGCCCTGGTACCGATCCTGAACGTATTCATGTCCCCTAGCATTCAGGTCGGACCAGACCCGGTCGCAGATGCCGGTGCGGCCGAAGGGGCAGATACGCTTACAGCGCCAGGTGCGGCTACGTGGGATCACGGCACCGTGCTTGACCCGCTGGAACCAGCGCCAGACGGCGGCTGTGGTGGCGATGGCGTCCTCGAAGGTGAGCGGCACGGTCACGGGCCCACCGTCAGCCAGCCAGTGGAAGGTGACCATGACGGTCGGATGAGGCAGCAGGTGCAGCGCCGCCAAGTGGTACAGTCGGACCTGCACGTCCCGGCGCATGGCATCGAAGTCTTTGGATTTACCCGTGGCGAAGTCGGCCCGCTTACCCGTCTTCCAGTCCACGATCTCGGCCATGGCAGGGTTGATCTCGTGAACCAGGTCTATGTAGCCGTTGATGACAAACTGGCCGGTGGTGCCGTCGCGCCGGGTGACTTGCCATTCCTGGCCCGGCATCTCCAACTCGAATCGTTGTTCGGCGCTGACGACCTTGAGTTTCGAGGGGTTGTAGTGCGGATCGTCGAGGATCGTCTCGACGAACGTGCGCACCTTGCGGAAGTCGGCGGCCTCGCCGCGCGAGGTCTCCCGGCGCAGGGCGATCTGGGGGTTCTCGGCGGTGTGCCGGTCCCAGGCCGCGTTGAGCAGGTCCATGGGCTCTGGGACCGTCTCACCCGCTTTGTTGGCCAGGGCCAGCTTCTCGAAGACCTCATGGGCGATCTTCCCCTGCACCGCGGCCTTGCCCGTGGTCGTTTCCATCTGGAGGTGATACTTGAGGAAGTATTGGAACGGGCACCAGCGGTAGGTGTTCACACAGGAGGCCGAAGCATGACTACAAAACATCGCCTTGGTCTCCCGTTGATGCTTCGGCTAGGGCTCTCTCCACTTGCCAGCCACGACGAATGCGCTGGCTGGTACATCCGGCAAACAGGCCCAGTGTCCTGTCCCACTGTGCCATACACTGAGTGCGTCCGTTATGGGAAAGCAAACGGTTGCGGCGCGTATTGCGGTTGTTCTCTGCGCGGGTGACCCACCGACAGTTTCTGGGTTCATAGCTCTTGTCGTTATCGATGCGATCAATTTCATGCCCCGGCGGTGGTTCGCCCATGTCCTTGAGAAAGTTTCTGAATTCCCTCCATCGTTCACACACTGTGATGCCGCGACCGCCGTAGTAACGATAATCCTTGTTCTTGTGGTTGGTGCATCGCTGGATCATATGAGTCCAGCTCTCGTATGCCGGTGAAGCTTTGCCGCCGCGTTTGTGGCCGTGGATTGTCGCCTTGGCGACGGATATGTCTCGCCTCAGGCACCCACAACTCCTAGTGTTGCCGCTTTTCAGGTTACGACTGTCGACGGCGGTTTCCCGCCCGCAATCACAGCGGCAAAGCCACTTAGCGCGCCCCTGTACGTTGCAGCCGTACCTCTCGATCACGACGAGACGGCCGAATCGCTCCCCCCCCAGATCAACGATCATGCTCCAGCCCCTCCAACCACTCGGTGACCGTGTCTTCCATGGCCCGGTTCTGCTCGGCAATGGTCATCGTGCGGTTGTCGAGGATGTGGGTGAACGTCGTGTCGGGAAGGTCGTCCAGGGCGTTCTCCGAGGCGTGGGCATCGGGAGAACAGACGTTGCGTAGCAGGCGCAGCGTCCTGCCGCCGTGGTCGTTGGCCGCGGCGACCTCGTTGGGGAACCGCCCGTCGGTGATGACGGCGAGCGCCGGTGAGTCCCGCCTGATCCGGGCCATGGTGGCGGCGGCCCAACCGTCGCAGAACATCTCGCGGACGACATCGGTGCCGAAGTATTGCAGAACCTCGCGAGCCGTCATGCACCGCTTGCGGTCCAGCAGGTCCAGAACCATCGCACCGTTGCGGTCCTGGAAGGTGGGCATCTCTTCCCACCTCAATCGGGTCAGGGTGTTCTTGTCCGCCTCGCTGCCGTAACACTGCTGGTAGGTCAGGCCGAAGACGTCCATGCAGAACCACTTGAGGGCGTCGGCGAAGCTGTAGAGCGCCACTCCGGAGAACCCGTGCTCGTCCAACGCACCCTCGGCAACGTCCACCCAGGCCTCACCTTCGGTGCGCAGGTATCTCAAGTGCCCCATCTCGGAGATGTCGAACTGGTGGACCTGACCCGTCTCCACCAGGAACCGTCCGACGATGTAGTTCGCCGCCGTGTTCTTGCCGGACTGCTTCCTGCCGCACAAACAGACCACAACCGTGCTCAACAGTGCTCTCGGTACCGACATGCTTCGTTCCCCACCTACCGTGCCAACTGCCTGCTGCGAGACGCACCGTTGATAGTGGGAGCGAGGTGCTTGCGGATGTCCTGAGGAAGCATCTCGCCGATGTCGTGCTTGTGGGTCGGTGCCACAAAGAATAGTCGGAAGTAGTATTGGAGTTGTTCTTCGAGGGTCGCCCTCGCCTTTTGCCCGGCCTCGTCGTTGTCCAGGGTGAACACCAGGGTCAGCGCCCCGGCCCGCTGGAGCATCTTCCTTTGAGACGCCGACAGGCTCACGCCGAACATGGCCACCGCGTTGCGGATGCCCGCCTCCTCGTAGGCCCAGACGTCACCCGGCCCTTCGCAGACAATCGCGACGCCGGTCTTGAAAATGAACGGCCTGGCGAACCAGAGGTTGTACAGGCAGCGCTCCGCCCGGAACCCCTGGGAGTGACGCCACTTCCGGTACCAGCCCGCCCGCTCCCTGGGCGGACAAGCCATCTTGGTGGCGTGATAGAGACCACACCGCTCGCACTTCTCGTGGACCGACCTCGCCGAGTAGCCGACCACGTACCGACCTGATTCGTCGAGCACCGGGAAGAACGCCCGGTCTGAGAATGGCTTGTCGGGCCGGTCGCAATACGAGACGTGGTAACGGGCAATGATGCGTTGGGAGACGCCTCTACGGGGGTAATACACCGTATCCGGTGTCAGGTTGGGCAATACCTCCGCCAGCGGAACCCCGACCCGACCATGGTGCTCGACCTTCCTCTGCCGGTGCCGCCTGAGAACCCGCTCGATCTCCAGATCCTGCACGCTGTAGCTGCCGCCCTTGGCCTGCCCCAGGTTCAACGCCACCACGACGAAGTCAATGGCCTGCTGGAAGCTGCATGCCCGGCCGTTCTTGTGGGCCAGCACGCCGCGCACCAGGCCGAAGATGCTGCTCGACGGGCCGGTGACCGGGTCGCGCTGGCACTGCCGGGTCATGCACCGCCAGTGCACGGTCCGCATGGCCCAGTACCATGCCCGCGGGTTGTCGCCCTCGTGGACGGGACAGGGGCCGTGGATGTAATCGTGTCGTTCGTCGTACTCCACGCCGAGCGCGTCCAGCACCTCGGTGATCCGCTCCGTAGCGCGGTCCTGGATGAAGCGAATCTCGCGCTCGTCGTAGGCCATCAGTCCGGCTCCTCGATTGGCGTGTTGTCGGTAGCGCTGTTGGCCAACTCCTGCGACCACGTCTTTCCCTCGACGAAGCGGGCGCACTTCAGTTGACTCTTGACGTTGATGTAGTCGGTCGGCTCCATGGCCGGGCCGTATCGCGTGTCGGTGACCACCAGCTTGTGGGTACCGTGGGCCGGCGGGTCCTCGGCAAGCTCCTCCTTCAGCTTGCGCTTCAAAATGGTAAAACTGGAGCAGAGCCACAGGATGCGGTCGGACCCGGCGATGACCTGCCCGCCCTCCTTCTCGACGCCGTCGCGGTTGAGCTGCACGGTGGCCAGGATCGGCAGCCCCCAGCGCAGGGCCCAGTTGTGCAACTCCGTGAGCAGGAATCCCAGGATTTGGAATTCGGAGATGTTCCCTTTGAGATCATCCGCGTTCATGAGCTTGATGTAGTCATAGATCAGCAGGCAAGGTTTGGCCTGTCCCGCGTCGTCCAGGCCCACGTTCCTCATCAGCCATCTCCGGGCCAGCGACAGAACGCACCGGAGTGACTGGCCAGCGATGGAGCAGTAGGTAATCGGCAGGCTCTCGATCGGCTCCCTCACGGACAACACCGCTTCCCGTTCCTCCGGCACGCTGCCGAACTGCCCGGTCTCGATCCGATTCAGTTCGACGTTGCTGGCCAACGCCGCGAGCCGGTTCATCTGGGTTTGGCGGTTGAGTTCCGTATCCAGCAAGAGCACGGGAATATCCGTCTTCGCGGCGTGGTAAGCCACATTAAGACAGAACATGCTGTTGTGGCTGATGACCCCATTAGTAATGAAGCTGTGCCCGTCCGGGACATAGAAATCACAAGTCCACGCCTTGCTCCAGGACAAATGCTTTACTGGCTCGAAGAGCAGGTGAGGATCGATAAGAGACTGAATGTGCCGGTATTCAGGAAGACCACGATACTCGGGAAATTCGTTGAGCAGCTTTTCGACTGTACATCGCAGCGCCCTCTTGGCACCGCGGATCCAAGAGTTACTCGAAACCCGCAGGTTCACGTTTCCGCGCAAGAAGTACCCCCGACGTTGCAAGACCGCCGTTTTCAGTTTTCGCAAAGGCTCAGCCAGGTGGGGGACGACGCCGCCGCTCCTCGCAACGACGGGGCGGTTGCAGAATTCCTCCAGGGCCTTACGCTTTCGTGCGATGCGGAATCCGATCAGGTCGCGGAATACCCTTGCAGATTCGATACCCTGTATCGAAGTCGCCCAGTAAGGACGGGTGCAATCCCATTGTGGCAAAGCGTCATGCAACGTGTAGGTGACGGTCATGATGCCTAGGTTGCGCAACAACGCTCGCAATTGAATCGACAGCATCTCGGAATTGGTGTAGGCGGTGATGCCGTTGCGCCCCACAGTCCCATCGGCGTCAAAGTACCCTGAGAGCGCCTGGCACACCGCGCGCTCGTTCGCCATGCGAATTTGCTTCGGGAAGATTTTGAAGCGCTGCTCTGTATAAAAGCCGAGTTCAGCTACGCCTTTCGCAACTCTGCTAAGGTTGCACCTAAGATACCGCGGATTGTCTGAGCCCATGGTCCCGCCTCGCCGCTGGATAAAAGCTCTGAACAAGTCGCGGCACTCGTCATCGCAGCTCGACATCTCGACCATGCGGTTGCTTATGCTACCATCCCCAACCAGCAGGCCAATGATGTACGCATCGTCTGGATCAACGTCTCGATCACCCCAGTAACGGTCGCCGCAACGATGCACCAAGTAATCACCGACTCGAAGATCACCGGCATTTCTCCACGCAATACACCCGTTCGGAGCCAGCACGCGGACGGGGTGGTCGGGAGTGACCGACAACCGTGTGCCCTGCTTGGTTTCAATGTCTACGACCTCAGAAAGACCGTTGTTCCACCAGTGCGAGGCGCGCCGGGATTGGCCGTGCTGGTCCAACAATTCAAGGTCGCTGCACGTCACTTTCTGATTCGCCTTGGCGTCGAACATCTCGTAAGGCATGAGCACCCCACGATTTGTGAGTATTGCGGTACGAAATGAACTTGTGCATTTGCCTCGCTTGGGGCGCGATCCGACCAGGTTGACCGTCCCGCGCCGCTGCCCGCCGCCGATGGCCTTGTCCCAATTCGGGAAACACGTTGGAAGACCGACCACGTCCACGGGGTGCGTCATCTGGGTCTGCATCTGCTTGGCGAAGTCAAGGCCCAGAGGCACGAGCGTCTCGTTCGTGGAAGTTAGTTTCGACGTGAAGTCAAAGATGGGGTTCTCGACCAGGCCCAGGATGTCGGTAATCTTCTCCTCCCCAGTCATCTGTCCCAGCGATTTCTGGATCGCCAGGGTGGTGTAGTACGCCGCGCGGGCCATGCTCAGCTTGAAGACGACCGTGGCCAACGACCGGGCATTGTCCAGGCTGACGTGCTCGGCGAAGAGGCTGCCGAGATACTCCTGTTCCCTGGCCCGTCCCGCGAAGTCCTCCATTCCCTGGGCCTTGGCCCCGGCGAGGATGGTCGGTTCGTCGAACGTCCGGGCATCGCGTTCATGCACCAGGTGTCTCAGTATGTTGAAGATTCTCTGGTTGACCGGCCAGTAGAAGTCTTTGGCCCCCACGATTTCTTCGATCTCCATGAAGCCATCGGCCCCATGGCGGAGGATGGCGGCCAGCACCGCCCGCTCGGCGCCGCCGTCCTGACACTTCGCGTTGGCCTTGGGTCTGCCCACTACGCTCTCTCTCGGGATGCCCCCGCCAGACACCTGGAACACTGCTGGCCGACGTCCTTCGGGGTCCGCACCGGGACCTCGAACTCCTGCTCGCACTGGGTGCAGACCTGCTTATGGACCTTGGGCTTGCCGCGATGCCGCTTCCGCGTCCGGCGCGCTCGGGTCCGGTTCTTGGCGATGCGTTGCGATGGCGGATCGCCCTCGGCAGTGACGAATTCCTGCGTATTGCCGTAGATGGTCTGCTTGCCGCTCTCGCCGGCCGCGGCCACCGCCTCGACACGGTTCTCTTCGTCCCCGTCCTCGTCGTCGGGTTCGTCGTCAGGTTCGGTGCCGGGGCGGGGCCCTTGCCCTTCCTGTTGCTCGCCGGGCACCTCGGCCGTCGCTTCCGGCTCCGGCCGCGCCGGCGTGAGTTGCAGTTCCTCGGCCAGTTCCGCGACCAGTTGGTGTACGCGACTTCTTGTTGCCAGGGGCGTGTCGGGTACGGGCAGAGCCTCGCCGGTCAGTTCGGCGTACCCCTCCACCACGATGCTCCAGTCACCAGCGCTGATTCCAGCCTTGAGCTTCTCCAACGCACTCATCACTCTCTCTCCGTCACCGCGCCGCCCACCCAATGCGGTGCAGGCATTGCGACATGAACTCCAGCCGTTTGGTCAGGTACTCGATCCGGGTGATCTTGATCTCGGCGTCCTGTCTCAGGCGTTCGAGCCGTGCACCATCGCTTCCGCTCATGGCTCTGCGGTTGTAGTTGGCCCAGCGGATGAACGCATGGCAGCGGTTGACGCGCCGTTGGACGTAGAAGGCGAACTGAGCCAGGACGAAGGCGTACTCGGCCGCCTCGCGGCCCGACAGTTCCGACAGCCGCCGGCGGTCCATGGCCAGAACCATGTCGATGTCGGCGGTGTCCACCGGGCACGTATCGCCGCACGATGGGAAACCCAGTTCGTCTTCCCACCGATCGAGGGCCGCCCGAGACCGCTTCATGGATTCATTCAGGCTGCTCATCGTGTACCTCAATGAGCCTCAGATTATTCAACGCGCACCACCGGCGCTTGCGATCGTCACGGTCCTGTTGTCGATGGAACCCCGAACGGCTCCCGTGGAAGTGGTGGACGTACTCCGTGTGCTGACGACCATGGCACTCCACGACCAGGTGCAGCGACGGGATCAGGAAGTCCAACACGAGACGTTCTCCGGGGACCGGGACCTCCTCGAAAACTTGGTCATTGGGGTACCTCCGCAAAAGCTCCCGGCCGATGCGCTGCTGGAACCGGGACTTCGACGGGCTATCCGGCTTCACCCTTCGACCTCGAAGCCTCAGCCTCACCGTCCGCCCGTTCAGCGTTCTGACTTCCATCGCCAAACACCATGCTGCGAATCTCGTCCTCGATTCTCTTGAGCTGGTCCGGGTTGTGGTTCAGGTGCTCCAGAACGGCGTTGATCCCCTGGTGCTTCTCCGCACCCAGCATGGGGATTGTGTACCAGGCGCCGGCCCGCTCGATGAGCCCCAGGTTCTCGCCGGTGGTCACCACGTCTTTGGCGACATCGATCCCCCTGCCGAAGCGCAGCGGCACCACACAGGGAATAAACGGACGGCCCAGCGCCGAGCACTTCACCTGCATGTGGATGTCGTGGCCCAGCGGTGCCTGGGCGTCCTTGTCCGCCTCCCAGAGCGACGTCCACTGGACGTTGATCCAGACCGAGCAGGCGTACTGCACCGCCAGCCCGCCCTTCTCGGTGTACCGGGGGCCACGGGGCTGCCGGTTGGTCATAAGCTGCGAGATGAAGATCAGGGTGACGTTGAGCGGGTCGATGATCTCGGCCATCTTGCGGAAGAACGCGGCCAGCAGCTTGGGCACCCCGGCCAGATCCCGGCTCTCGCCGGTCAGCGCTTCCTGCTCCGCGGCCGTGGACAGTGCCGCCAGGCTGTCCACCACGATCACGGAGCCGGGATGGTCCTTGATGCTGCGCTCCAGAATCCGCAGCCACTGTTCGGCGGTGAGCTTGACCTCTTGAGTGGACTGGAGGAAGCGGAGTTTGCCCAGGTCCAGGCCGCCGATGGTGTGCAACAGCTCGGCCTTGCAGCGCCGCTCGATGTTCAGGTAGAAGGCCTCGCGGCCCAGGTCGATGGCGTTCTTCAGAACGTGCAGACAGAGCGTGGTCTTGCCGGCCTTGGCCTTACCGCTGAGCAGTACGATGGACCCTTCGGGAATCCCCCCGCTCAGGGAGACGTCCAGCGACAGGACGGTGGGGATGATCTTGCGGGGGCGCTCGATGATGGAGTCCGCGCTAATCAGGACGCCCTCGCCGTAGACCCGCTCGACGTACCGGTCAAAGTTTTCGAGGTCCGGCCTGACCGTTCCCTTGTTCCTGGCTCGTTTCGCCACGACGTTCCACCTCTCGTATCCTGCTCAAGCGATTCCGCTGCGTCGTCGGCGACAATGATCGGTTCCTCTCCACGTAGCCTTCCAGGTCACCCACCGGCTCGCTTGCGGTCGCGGCCAGGGTCTCCCGCTGGGCGACCAGCTCCCGGTGTTTCGCCCGGACCCGCTTCACGTCCCCGCTTTGGTTCCTGGTCATCAGCGTGCGCATGCACCGCCCGTCCACCACTTCGATGACCGCCCGCCGGACCACGGGATCGTTCTCGTCGAAGTGTTCTAGCAGCCGGGCCAGGGCGACCGATTCCCGCACGAACTTCGGCTGCCAATACTTCCGGTCCTTCCAGAACCGCGGCCCGAGATCGGGTCGCAAGTTCAGGCACACCCGCTCCACCACGTAGGCCCTAAACGTCACCATCAGGCCGGGCGTGGTCGGTGATTCGTAGTCCTTAGCCGCCATCCTCAGTGTTCTCGATCAGCATAAAGCCCGCTCTCTGTTTGCTGCGCTGCTCGGAGAACTGATGGTTGAAGTGCGGCAGGGCCAGCCAGTTGATGATGACGCTGTTGCCATCGTAGTAGCCGATGCCGACGTAGTGCTGCTGGGGACCGCCGACGATGGCCTGCCCCTTAAAGCCAAAGAAGTACCCCCGCTGGTGGCTGAGCACGGTCAGTTCCTTGCCCTTGACCCCCTGGAGACGCAGCCCGGTGACCCTGAGTCCGGGGTTGGCCGCCAGGAACTCGCGCAGCCGGTGCCACGCGGCCGGCGCGTTCTTGCGGTCGTCCTGGATCACGGTGCGGCCGTCCGACAGTGAAGCCAGCCAGCGCACCGGCGGCGTGTCCGGGGTCACGTTGAAGGCAACCAGGTGTTCCTTAGCCATCGCTCATCTCCGGGGTGTTGCCCGCCCTGGTGTCGATCTTCATCGACTCGCCCTGGGTCATCTCCACCACGCCGCCCGGCAGACCGCCTTGAATCCGCGGCGTCACCTTATGGACACGGGTGTCGGGGCCGGGCTCGACCTGCGGTTCCGCGTCCGGCTCGACCCGCGGTGAGGTTCGATGTACGTCACCGTCGAAGAACCGTTCAATCCGCGCCCCCACCTCGTCGAGAAACTCCCGTCGAGTGGCCGTCCCTGGGCGCCCCACGTTTGCCTCTTCCAGAAAGGCCGTGAGCTCGTTGACGAATTGAGCCTGTCGATCAGTCATCGAGAAACTCCCGCTGTGCAATCACCAGATGCACTCTGTTCTTGGTCCGGAGGTAGTCGGTGTACGTGTCAAACACACGCTTGCTGCACCGGCGCAGCTTGTAGAGCGGTTCACCCCGTTCCCGATCCCGCGCCTGCGGGATCGTCGGGTGCTCGACGGGGTTGAACAGCGTCCCGTCCGCCTGGGCGAGCACCTGCCATCGGTCATCGGCCAGAGCGCGGGCCGCGATTTCGCTGGAGGGCACGGGTGGTGGATGGGGATCGTCGTAGGAGTGGGGCGTGCCGCCCACGTCAACCACGATCATCATAGCTTGCTCCTGACGTTGAAGGCCGCGTCGCACCCCTCGGGTGCGTTCTCTTCGTACTCGCAGAGCAGGGCATCGTCGGCGGGCCCGTAGTGGAACTGCCCCTCGATGGTTCGTCGGTAGGACTTCCCGCCGCACAGGCCGCACTTGGCCTGCACCACGGTCGTCACCGGACCGGGGGATTTGTCCATCGCGGCGAGGTCCGCGTTGTTGCGGGTGATCTGGAACTCCATCAGCGCCCGGCCGCAGTCCGCACACTCCAGTCGGACCTTGCCCCGATCCTTGAGCCCCTTGGGCTCCCACTTGCCCTCGGTGATCTCTAATCTCGCTTTCTCTGGCACAAGCCACCTACCTCCCACCAGTGACCGCCAGCGGCACTGGTGCCCTGGCCCCGATCTCGCCCGTGTGGATGTAGTGGTCAGGGTTTTTGAGAACGTCCGGGTTGATCCGGTCGCCGGACCGGTACCACGGCTTCTCGCGTTTTTCGCCCTTCTTTCTGCGCCTGGCCCTGGGCGGCCGGCGCGAGGGATGACACGGCGTCGAGGTGCCCCTCACCATCACGGCAGCGCCCATGCCGATCAGACGGACCAGCGCCGGCCGGCGGCACCGGGGGCACTCTTCGAGGCGCTCGGCCGACATGCTCTGGAACGCCTCGAACTCGTGTCCGCAGTCCCGGCATTGGTACTCATAGGTGGGCACGTCTTCTCTCCCTCCAAGAGGGTTGTACGGACGACTTCTACTTTTGGTCAGCGAATGTTCCGTTTTCGCGGGTGAACTGGGCGAGCGCGGTTTTATCCTCGGGCTTGAACGGGCCGCCGTTGGTGACCTCGCGTTCGATCTGGCGCTTGACCTCCCGCTGTACGTCCGGCGACATCTTCTGCACCGCGCAGGTGACCAGCTTCAGCAGGTTGCCGTTGGTCTTGGCCCGCTTAACGAAGATCCCAAGCAGAAGCAGGCCCGCCCCCAAGAACAACGACACGATCACACCGGCCCCCAGGACCACCCACCCGGCGCCGCCGTAGGTGATGTTCTCGGCCTGGACGGACTTCTTCCAGGCCAGCAGCGTTTCGGCTACCTGGGTGGTCTGGTTGGTCTCGTTCTCGATCCTCTCGATCGTTTCGGCCAGGAACTGGGTGTCGGCGTGCTGCTCGGTCAGCTTCTCCAGTTTGGATTCGAGAACCCCGAGTTTGGCCTGGACCGCACCGGGGGCTACACAGGCGGTGGTGATAGTGCCCGACAGGCACAGTAGTGAGATCACGACGCTCGCGATCTTCACCGTTCGCATGGCTTCTCCCTCGTCCCGATTCTCATCCCATCGCCCCTTCGCAGATTTCCCCGAAGGGGCACCGCTTGCACTCGATCAGGTCGTCGCACGTGGGGAAGTGACCCATCTCGTTCTTGAGTCCTTCGACGCGCACCAGTTCCTCGTATTCCTTCTGGATGCTGCCGGCCTTGCGGCCCAGGTCGTCCCAGGTGAAGGGCACCTCGGGCATGGCCCGGCTCTGGTCCTCGGCATTGAGGTACACCGGACAGCAGCAGAGATGCTCGGGGTCGGTGGCCCAGCCGGCCTTGAGCGCATACATGGCGTATGCGCAGAGTTGCTCGGCCACGTCGGCGGATGGCCTGCCCGTCTTCCAGTCGATCAGGAACGCCGTGCCGTCAGCGCGGATGGCCAAGTCGAGCTTGACCGAAACGACCGCCCCCTGCTTGGTGCGAAAGGTCAGGAACTCCTCGGTGGTCAGGTAGTCCGCCGGATCGGCCTTGCGCAGACGCTGCATGACCACGCCGTGATAGAAGTTGTGCAGGCAGCGCAGCACGCGCTGCTTGTACTCTTCGCACTTTTCCTTGCTGGGCTTCGGTCCGTAGTAGTGCTCGGAGAGCAGCAGGAACTTCGAGGGATGCCTGCGGCCCAGCCCCTTGGTGGATTCGACCCAGCCCTTGCGCAGGAGCTTGACGGCATGGGCCTGCGCCTTGTCCCGCGGGACGAGCTCGCCCCTGGTCCGCAGCCCGTGGATGACGTGCTCGATGATGGTGTGGACGATGTCCCCGGTCCACAGTGGCAGACCCGAGAGCTTCTTGAGCAGATAGGCTTTGCGACGCTCCGGGCTGGCCGATTCCATCCAACCGCCGTCCGCCAGGAAGTAATGATAGTAGTACCGGCGCATGCAGGTCTTGAGCGTCCTGATCCTGGAATGGCTCCACGCAACTTGCGCCATCATTCTACCCTGCTGCGTTGTTCCTTTGGTTATCCACCAACGACCATCTGCTGTTGAAGATCGTCGCGAAGCTCGTAATAGCGCTTATCAAAAAACGGGAACCACTCGGGGACGAAGCGGACGATGCCTCCGTTAACATCTTGTTGGAACGTGCAGATCACGAAGCCGACGTGGGCTTCGAGCTTCTTTTTTCTCATAAATGTGCTCTGATCCGCGCAGCATCCGCACTGAAGCGTGTGAACGTTTCGGGGGAAGCAGTAATCAAGTTTGTGAGTGTGCCCCAGCAGCAATATGGCCGGCTTGAGCCCACCTTGTAAGGACTCGACCATCTTCTGAGCGGAGTAGGAAATGGCGTAGGCGGAACCGCCTCCGGGGTGCATGATCTTGATCGTCGCATCGCCGTTTGGCGCTTGCAGCAGAACATCCGCTTCCAGATAGCCCAGATACTGAAGGTCGTTGCGGCCCCGCTCTTTGGCTTCCAGGTACAGGTAGCGACCGAACTCCACTCCCTCCCGCTGGTAGTACCAACCCTCGTGGTCGTCACCGTCGACGTAGTACGTGGTGATCCCTTTGCGCTGGGGCCAGTTGTCGATGGCGAACAGGGCCTGGTCGGTGAACCCGTGGACGACCAGTTCATGCGTGTTGAACCTAGCCTCGCCGTCCACGTAGTTGCCGGGACAGAACACGGTCTTGATCTTGCGACGTGCGAACTCGTCGTAGGCGGCTTCGAGCACGTCGAGACGGGAGTGTTTGTTCCCCATGTGCATGTCCGACACGACGCCGAACTGCATGGGTTTGCCGTGGAAGTGGTTAGGGAAGTGAATCCTGCGCCCACCGGTCTGGACGGTCTTGCCAAGCTGGACGGTGTTGCCCACCCGCTTGACGATGTAGCCGCGATCCTCCAGGTCGGTGAGCGCCGCCTCAACCTCTTCGACCGAGACGTTGAGCTTGCCGGCGAGCGTCTTGACGGTCCTGGGCCGGTTGAGTTGTCGCAGCAGGATCGAGCGGAACTGCGGATCGGTGGCGTCGAACCTGACGGTGGGGACGTTCTCCAGCAGCACCCTGGCTTGAGTGATGAGTTGCCGCGCCTCCCACACCGACACCTGCAACGCCAGGGCCACGTCCTTGCGGCCCTGGCCGCGCTGCACCATCTTGGCCACGTCGGTCAGGAGACGCTGTCTTTCGTCGCCTTGCTTGAGCATCCTCCACACCTGCTTTCGCGGCGCGGATGGTGGGGCCGAATGGTGGGAGCCTACAGGTCACACGCTCCGGCGGGGCAGTCGCCCACCGCAACGCCGGCCGTCAGGTTGCCGAGGTGTTTGGCGTCCTCGGCGACCGGGAGCGGGCTCACCGGAGATGATCCGCACGACGGGGAACAGCATCCCCGTCGAGCGGTTGTCGCCTTCAGTCGTCGCCGGGCCCGTCGTTGTTGTTGGTAGTGTTACCGTTGGGGGTGGTAATGATGATGATTGTAGGTGGGCCGGTGGTGGTTGGCCGTTGGTGGGTGAGGCGATGATGGTCAGCGAGATGACAATGACCAGCAGCGCCGTTTTCATTTCGCGCCGTCCCGAAACTCGACCAGCGCCTCGATGGCGCCGTCAACGGCCGCGCCGAGCACGATCTGCATAGGCCCCAGGTTGTCGCCCAGTTCCGCCAGATGGCTCGCCGCGTAGCGCTCGATGACGTCGATCACCGCGATGGCCACGTAGCGATAGCGATCGTCATCGAACTGGGCCAGGGCCAGCGCCCTGGCGGCATCGAAGCTCGGACCTTCGGGGTCCAGCAGCAACTCCTTCGCGGCTTGGAAGTATTGCAGCAGGGGATCGACTTGCTCGGGCTTGATGGCGGTTTCCCCGAGCGCGATGCGGGTGCCGATCTTGACGAAGAACTTGACGTCCTCGCTGTACCGGGTGACGTTCTGGGGATCGCCCCAGTCGCCATCCGGGAGGCCGGAACATCCACTGACGATCGGAACCAGGAACAGGGTCAACAGAACACAGAGGGTCTTCATCTCTCATCTCCACTTTCAAAGGACAGGACATTCACAAAACAGTTCGCCGCAGGCTTATACACCAACCGATGACGTGTAGTGGAAATGAAATCGTCAAAACAAGGGAATGGGGCCGGGCTTTCGCCCGGCCCCGGCTCTCTCCCCCTCCCAGGCTACGGCGACGGCGCTTCCGGGATCAAGCCCTTGAGCTTGGGCAGCACGCCGCCCAGCAGCGCCCCCCAGGCCTCGATCTCGGTCGTCGCTTCCATGATCGCCGAGCGCAGTTGGTCACTGCGTGACCAGATCGGCTTCTGGGCCTCGATGAACCCGTACACCTGATCGAGATACGAGTCGGCCCGCTCGCCCATGACGGCGAGTAATGCGAGGAAAGCGAAGTTTTCCGAAGTGACGATCTCATCGGCGGCAAGCTCGGCGGCCAGGGCGTCGAGGACTTCCATCGCCGCCCCGGCGTCCACGGTGCCGTCAGGTCCACCGGCGCTTTCCAGGATCGCCAGCTTGGCCTCGGCCACGTACCCCCGCCGGGACTCGGTGATCAGGACCCGGTTCAGGCCCCAGGACTTGGCCAGGAAGGCGTTGCGAATCTCCAGGTTCGAGTCCTGGCCGGTCGCCAGGGACTCCTGGGCCAGCCGCATGGAACTACAGCCGCTCAGCAACAGCACGCCGGCCAGCGCGAAGGAAGCAGTTTGCTTCATCATCTCTCACCTCACACTCCAAATGCTGCCATGAGTTGCAGCGCCATCACGAACCCCTCGACCCACTTCTCCGTGGCGATCGCAGCCATCAGCTTGGCCTGCTGCTCGCGGATGTCTTTGCGCCGCAGCATCCGCACGCCAATGTTGAACCCGCCCGTGTCCCGCAGACCGACCGTCTGCCGGGACAACCGCCTGACCTCCTTGAAATCATCGGCGTTCACGTCCGTCAGAGACCCGAACACCTCGGCGACCTTGGTCGCCACCTCCTTCATCAACGCTTCATCCATTGAGCTTCTCCCTCGGCGGCCTCGCCGCCTGCGCCTGCTATGATCCCGACGTAGTGGGTGGATGTGGTAGAATCCGTTACACTCAGTTTTATGACTTGGCCGGTTGCGGCTTGTCTGATATCAATGGCCCGTCAGGAGGTTATACACCTGAGTTCAGGTTATGGTCGGTCCATTTTCGAAGTTGGGTACTTTTTTCTGAATCCCGTCACCGCTTGATCCCGGATGGAGACAGTCCATGCCTCGATCCCTCTGTGAGGGTTGTACGGATTCTCGGCCACGCCCGTCGCCGATTGTCGGGGCCCAACAGGCCGTCAGGGGGTTATACGCCAGAGTTTAGGGATTGGTCGGCCTGCGCACTAAGGCGGGGCATCTTCGCGGGACACCGCCAGTTTGGAGATGATCAAGAGACGTGCGATCAGGGGCGACGTGCGGCTTCCCCCCGTGCTCAGCAACCACAAGATCCATTGGACTCGCCGAGTGGCTCATGGAGTGCGGTTCTGACGGCCCCGTCTTTGAGGATATGGGTGCGACCCGCCCAGGGATGCGCAGATGCTTGAGCAAGCCATTCAGCGCACTTCCAAATGCTGGTGTTTGGTTGGCCAAAGAAGTCCTCCCATCGTTCGAGGCGACTGCTCAGCCATCAACACCGGTGTCGTCTGCGGATTCGCCGTCCGGCTCCCACAATCGATCCTCCATCGGCTCTTGTCTGCGGGGAAACTGGATGTTCTGTATCGGTTCCGCTTCGATCTGTTCGAGTTCTTCTTCAAGAGAGTTCTGTCTCGGGGGATCCCAGTAAGAGGAGATGGTTTCATAGGATTGCCGCGTCACTTTTCGTATCGTCGCGTGACTGACCTCCAGGCCAGCCCCTTCCAAGAGCTTGATGGCCAAGCGCACTTTCTCCCTCGCGGCGCGCGACTGGTGCTGCCCATAAACTCCAAATCCCTCGCGGGCGGATCCCCGGCCAGAGCTCCGCCGCTTGGTATAGAACCCGTTCAAGATAGCTTCTGTCTTGGCTTCAGCGCGAGGGAGCCATATTTGGCGCACTTCTTCGATGGACATACCACGCCGCACTCGCGTCATTGATGGGCCTCCTGTAATAACGGTGGCTGCACGCTGATGATTGGCCCGTCGAACCTTACGAGATGGTTGTGTGCCAAACTCGCTCGCGCTGCGCTACTCATAACCAGACGCTACGACGCGGCACAACGCCTGTCAATAGTGATGTCGTCCTCGTGGGATCGCTCGGCACGGCGGTCCATCCTCTGGCAATTGAGCCGGTGCCGAACCGTTGGGCGACGCCGTCCGCTCGATTCCGAATGTTTGTGGGCATCATGCTGTGGCCCCGGGCACAGAAAGCCATAGTCAGTGCAGCGGTATCATTTGTGCCGTTTCCAATACTCGATCTGCCGCAGGCGCTCCTGGGCTACCTCCTTCGTCCGGTAGCATCCCAGCTTCCTGCCCGTCTCGGAGTGGACGCACCACGGACGATCGGAGCTTTCATCCTTGCGAATAACCGCCTCGACATGTTGCGCCGCCTTCTCGGCGGCATCACGGATTGCTTGATCCCAACGGCCCATCAGCCGGTTATACACTTCGGTTCAGGTTATGGTCGGTCCATCATCAAGGTCGGGTGCGTTCTCCTGACTCTCGCCACTACCTAGTCCCGGATGGTGACGGTCTATCCCTCGATCCCTCTGTGAGGGTTGTACGGACGCACGCCGGTTTTGGTCAGAAAAAACTCGGGTGGTCAAGAATAGTTGAATCGGGTTTTCACTTGGCGCGAACTCGACGCAGTATGTCCCGGACGCGCCGATTCCACGTCTGCATCTGAATCGCCGGCCTGAAGGCGCGCCCGACGCGGCTGGCAGCACGTCTTGTCCAGGATGGCCCGCAGAGCCGTCCTGTGCGGCTACGTGCTCAGGCCGAGTGTTTGCAGTTGATGTTCAAAGAAACCGAGCTTACGAGTCTTCCGTCGCCGAGCATCGCAGATAGCAATGGTTCCTTGACCGACTTCAAGAAGTGGGGCGCTGGCTTCGGACAAGACGATGAACAAACTGTGAAAACCACCGCCGAAGAGCTGGACACCCACTACGAGTCCAGCCATTTGGATGTTAGCGACCACTGCCAAGTGCTCGTGACTCTCTATCCGTGGCAGGAACGCTGGATGGTCTGGCGGCTCGAATGCGAAACCTGGTATCTCCAATTCGTGCAGCAGATCACGATCCTCGGCGAAGATCGCCTGCCGACACTTCTCGATGACCGAATCGGATAGGACTGATTCGCCAAGGCACTCGTAGGCTGTGGCGAGAGCGATTTTGAGCATTGCTCGGACTAGCAGTCCTGCGTCAACATGCGGTTCAACCCGATACTCTCCGGCGAGCGACGTTTCCTCCAGAAGCTGCACCAATCTTCCCCGGTCCACCTGTCCGGCCAAGAACTGCTTCAGGATGCGTTCGTCTTGCTCGGGGGAGCAAACGACGCTCACGTGAAGACCGTCGTCACTTCGTGAGATCGGGCCGTGAATCTCAACGTTCGTTTCATCAGCGCGAAAGGTGATCGTGGCGCGCTTCCCCGTTGGCGTGTGCGTGGCCGGTAGTTTCCAGGCGGGTTCCCCGGCACGCGACCGGACTCCATGTACGAGTCGAAGCGCCTGGATGAGCGGACTGTCAACGAGTGGGCCGTCCAACCTGGTGCCCAACTCGCTATTCGCCTTCTTCGACACACGTATCGAGTAGTCGAGACTTCCACCGATCGCATGGGGGAAGATATGCTCGTCCGTGAACTCGTCTGCCGGCACCGGTGTACCAAGGTATGGACAATTGCCATTCATACAAGAAACTCCCGAATCCGTGCCCTCGCTCCGACCTTGATTCCTTCGCCCCCCCTTGGTTTTTGGCGCGTGGTCCTCTCCCTACCACACATCTGTACGAGTGGAAGCGCAGCCGCCCGGCGATACGGCGCCCTGTACTGCCATTCTGCTTGTTCGACTCGTCTGAGAACGTCTTCGAGGATGGCGCCTAACAAACCGTCTCCTGTCCAAGGCTTCTGATCCAATCGCGGACTTCTGCGAAGAGACGCTGGTAGGCAACACAGAACACGTCACGGCGGTACTGATTCCAGCTCCGGGGACATCCAGCGCCACAGATTGCATACCAAACACAGGATTCGCAGGCGCGACGGGCCTCTTTGATTGTTCCTCGAAGCCGACGCCGCACTGAGTCAATGTCCTCGTCACTGTGGATATTGCCCAACCGATACTCCGTCCCTGTTCCATAGTCATCGCAGAGAAACACGTCTCCGTTGGCCATTACGGCATGGATGTTCCCGCACAGATCCGCATTGAACTTGCATAGACGGGAGGTGCGGCCAACAAGGGACCGAATCACATTCTCAAAGAAGTTCAGCCTGAGGCTGCCGGGATCGGATATCCAGAGGTGAAAGAACTTCACCAGGAATCTTCCAAACTCATCTGGCTCAACGAGAGGGCGGTGTGATTGCAGGTCCATAGCGGCATTGAAACTGTAACTCTTGACTCCAAGGCCCTTCATGAATACGTAAATATCCGAGGCACGCTGAAGGGATTCTGGCGTGAGGACGCCGAGTACCCCGTGGCGAATTTGGTGCCGCCGGAGCGCATGGATGGTCTGAAGAACCTGCTCACTTGTTGGGCCACCGTCAAGACTGCGTCGGTGGAGGTCATGAAGGTCAGGTGTGCCATCGAAGCTGACCGATACCCCGACGTCGTGACGCTTAAGGAGAGACAACAACCCTCGATGAACATGATATCCGTTTGTCTGAATCTGGTTGTCAAACCCGACCAGTCCCAGTTCCTGCCGCTCGATCTCGCGTTGAAGGTTGAACGCGCTTTCGTAGAAGCCGTGGCCGCGCAGGAAGGGTTCCCCACCGTGCCAAGTTACAAGAATGCGAAGCCTCCGATCCTGTGCGCGTTTCCGAGCAGCCGAGACCATCCATTGAAAGGCCGATTGAAGGTCGATGTCTTCCGGAGGCGCGGGTTTGCGGTTCCTGATGTAGCAGTAGTCACAGGACATGTTACACGCGTTGCCTGCGGGTTTCATGAGGAACATAGCGTTGTAGGGCATCGAGTCCTCAGGGTGCGGCGAGCGCGTTCTCCGACAGCCAACCGCGGACGTATTATGACCAAGAGGAGGACAACCAATCAGTCCAGACGGGGACTGGGAGCACGGCGTCCCACCACATATGGTCGCCTTCCGCTTGGCTGGGGCGTTGACATTAGCTGATGGCCGGGGCGTTGCGCGCATTCCTACTCTTCCCATGTGGTCGACTGGCACATAGACTGCGCCACAACCGCGTCAGTCGGACGGCACTCGCGCTAATTCGAGGGCGGGCTTATGTCCGTGTAATCACCGCAACTGACATCCTGAGGATCCTCTGTCAGAATCCTCTCTAGGAGTCGTCGCTGTGCTGCTTCTTCGGTACGGGCATCGGTTTCTTCAGGACACTCAACGGTGGTTTTGCTGTCTTCCATTTCTTCAAGACCTCCATTCGTGACTCGCATGGGAAAAGGTGCCAGAATTGCTTCCAAGAACCCGAACACAGACCGCGTTCGGGACAGTCTTGGGCACATGGTGGCAGAACAAGGCCATAGGGTTTATTGCGAAGGCGCTCTCTCTTCACTTGATCGTAATCGAGATTCGTTGTTTCGGTATTGTCCAAGAGGGGAATCAGACTTCCAGGCCGGCAATCGGGCAGAATGCAGTACGGAATAGAGTTCGAGTACCACGAAAGCTTGTTACTATCCAGCCAAGCTACACATTCCTCGATAAAGGGCCTGGATTGAGAAAACGGAACAGCCGCGGTCGGGCAACGGGCCGGGGGGATGAGGTTCTGAATCGAAAACCTCCTAATGCCAAGAGAGACGGCAAACTGCGCGATGGGAAGGAGCTTCCTGAAATTCCATGTGTGGATGAGAATCTGGGCTGTGACAGCCCGGAACCCAACGGAGAGGCAGGCCTCGACGGCCCGGAGGAGTCGGCGCATACTGCCGACTCTGGCGGTTAGCATGTCGTGTTCGCGATCTGTGTCGGAGTGAAGGGTGAGGGTCACAGCGCTAAGACCGGCCAAGGAGAGGCTTGCACAGAGATCGCGGTCGAGGCGAGCTCCGTTCGAGAACATATGAATGTCGGCCTGGGATCGGCTTCTGCAATGCTCGACGAGGGAGACAATGTCGGGGTAGAGGCTGGGCTCGCCACCACCAATTGACACGAAGTTATAGTCGCTAGCTTGGCCGATGAGGAACTTGAGCTCGTCCAGCGAGTACCGGGCTTTGCGCTCGGCGTCGTGAAGAAAGCAAGTACGGCAGTTGTTCGAGCAGGAGTAGGATGGGAAAAGGAAAAGCCGTTTGATGTCGGCTGCCCTTGAGGGCCTAGGCGCAAACGCGATCGGCGGTGACGGATTCGAAACTGATACCATGGAGAAAGCGTATCAGCTAAGCAAACGCTCGGCAAGCCGTACCGCCCGTTGGCAGCGAGTCCGCAGGTGGGCGGCTAAAGCCCGTAACCGGCGGGGTTTGGGCTTGTTTGGCGGAGGCAGCATATTCGCACGGCGGTGATCGACCACCTCCGGTATGCTTCCGGCCGAGTTCGGGGCGCCTTTCGACCCGTCAGCGCTGACCGGCCCCAGCGAGCGTGACGCGATCGTTGCGCCGCGCGGTTCGTGCGGGGCGATGTGTAGCATAGGGAGGGAGACCGAACTGGTCAGATCGGGATCGGCGATCCGGCGGTCTGCTCGCTGCCGGCCCGCTCTCCGGGGCAACGAGATCCAGGGGGAGAACCAGATCCACGGCGCTTGCGCCGAGGGGACAGAACCACATCCAGCGCTTATGCGCAAGGAGAACCAGAACCCCCACTACGGCCCAAACCGCCGGAATACCGCGGATTCAAACGGCTGCGAACACCAGTGTCGGCGGCGGCTCGCCGCCGCAGCAACCTTGCCCCAGGCCTCCGCGCCGATCACGCCGCAGGGGCGGGTCTGGATTCGCCTGACGACCTCGCGGATCAGCAACTCAAACTCGCAACGCCAGTCATCCTTGCCCTGCCGTGCGGTCGCTTCACTTCCGCCGCTTCCAATGCTCGATCTGCCGCAAGCGCTCTTGGGCTGCTTCCTTCGTCCGGTAGCAGCCCAGCTTCTTGCCCGTCTCGGAGTAGACGCACCACGGACGATCGGAGCTTCCATCCTTGCGAATGACGGCCTCGACGTGTTGGGCCGCCTTCTCGGCGGCATCACGGATTTCTCTGTCCCAACGGCCCATCAGTCGGTTATGCCCCTCGGTTTAGGTTATGGTCGGTCCATCATCAAGGTCGGGTACGTTTTCCTGACTCTCGCTACCGCCCGGTCCCGGACGGAGAACAGATTGACGTGTGAGCAGCCTATCTCCCGCGACACCTGGCGCACGGACTTCCCCTCGGCCAGGTGACCCCAGAGCAGGGCGCGCTCCTTCTCGTCGAGCCCGTCCAGGATTTCATGGGCCGTCAGGGCTTCCGCCGGGTCGTCCGACTCGCCCACCGCGAAGTCGGCGAGCCTCTCCTCGTCCATCAACTCGACGCGATGGTGCCG